TGGATAGGCACTCAAATGGGCGCGGCACCTTGGGTTGGTGCAATTAAATATGTATTGGGCGCAATTGTTCTCATTGGCTTATTGATCGCAGCAGCAGATCTCTTATTCGGAGTCCATATCGGCCCCTTTCCAGAATACAAACGAACCGGAGCTTTGCCGTCAGGAGAACAATTATTGTCATCCAGACAATTGGCATGATCCTAACATAAATGGGCAGTAAAATGAAAAAGGTTGGCCATTTAACTGACTATATCATTACCACAGAACCTTTATTAACTAAAGAAACGTTGAAAGAAATTTTAGAAGTTGCCAATGGCATAGAATGGCGTATTCCTGAAAAAAGAGGCGAACTTACTCGCACTTGTATGACTTTTCCATTGTCTATGGCTGTTACTGGTGCATTTCCAGTACCAGAAGGTAGATTAGATCGAATTAAAAAAGCTGATGAAATATTATTAAAAGCAACATATAAAGCTTTGGATGTTTATAAGAAAAAATATTCATTTTATATTACAACAGATTCTGGTTTTGATATACTTCGTTATGAGGAAGGACAATTAATTGATTATCATATAGACGATAGTGAACCTAGAGTATTATCTATGTCAATTGCTCTTAATGATGATTATGCAGGCGGAGAATTTAGATTTTGGAAAAATGATAATGTGAAATTTAGAATATCTTCTGGATGCGCCATTATGTTTCCTCCTAATTTCATGTATCCACATGAGATTTTGCCAGTTACTTCTGGCATTCGTTATTCTATGATTACTTGGTTTAAATAACGGGAGGCTTTTCAGCCTCCCGCCCATTATTTAGATTGTGAACAAACGCTCACGACGCTTACGCACTCCAATAAATGCCATTAGACCGAAGCCAAGGAGCAACATCGCCCAAGTCTTCGGCTCTGGCACGCCGCTTGTCATCGACTGGTTGAATCCAGTGATGCTACCTCCCGTTGTCAACGCGAGGCTTGCTGCCTCTGTCATCGAGAACGGCCCAGACGATGCAAACGCTGAGAAACGCGTACCTGCAAATGAATCTGGATTAGTAACTGGAGTGCCAGTTACAGTATCCAGATTAACGCCTGGAGTGTTCAAGGGATTGGCCCCTTGACCATTTGCACTATCAGCAAAGAACGATAGTGATGACGGACCCGATCCTACGGCCGAGTTGAACGTCAAGCTGCCGCTCTCTTCGATGAAGCTAACAGGCCCAACGAAATTGGTATCACCTGCCACCAAACCAATGGTGATAGGCGCGCCGCTCTCGTTGAGAATGTTGCTGCTGGAAAGCTGCAACACATCAGGCTTACCAAACGCACTCTGCGCCAACGTCAACTCGACAAATGCTCCGCCGACCGTTGTATCAATAGTCAGCAGATTATTGGCGCCACCGCTTTGATCGCACGATAGTTCTCCATCGAAACAAGAGAACGTTGCGCCATTGGCGGTGATACTCAGCTGCAATCTAGCCATTGCAGGCTGTGCTGCGATGAGAGCGGCGGATGCCACTCCCATTAGTACCCATCTTTTCATTTGAGTCTCCATTTCCAGATCTGGACGCAAAACTCTTACGCATACTGGGGAGTACAATACGCGCTCCCAGTATTCCTTGAATCGTGAATTACGGCAATTATACGCTAAAATTGTAACAAAAGCAAGACAGTTTATGTACAAATCAGAATAGTACAAATATTCATTGTATAATTATGGTTTTGATAAATACAAAATGAATATGTTCATTGAACCGATCGGTTCGCCGGCGCGGTTCCTGTCCTCGAGAAGGCAGATTGCGGGGGAACTCGGAGGGAACTCGCGGCCTTGAACGGGTTCGGCTAGGGGATATGCCCTCCCGAAAAATCGGCCGTTTTAGAACGTTCTATGTTCCACCTACATTTTATGTACTATTTGTTTTCGTTCTTTTTAAATTGTATCAAATCATAATTTAACCAATCTTCTATCTCTCTTTGGATAAACATTGCCAATTGTTCTATCACATCATTCTCATATTTTGATAAATCTTCTTCAGACAGGAAATGCTCTGCTAACTCAAAACATTTATTATCATACCCAACATTGAGCTTTCTTGCCATACTCGTTACTCCTGCACCAGCCATATCGCAGCATGATACGATACCATTTCCATTACACTCTAAGCATATAGGATTTTTTCCGTGACAAATACAAATCATTCATAATCATCCCAAGCTGGTTGATAAAATCTTGTTTGTTTTTCAATATTGTTAGTTGGTTTAATTATATGAACGAATGTTTCACCAAGATTGGTTCGATATTTTGAATGAAAATCTGCAAATTTTTCGCATAATTCTAGTGACCATTTTGGCGACTGCATAATTATTTCATGCCCATTACAGGGCTTCCAGCCATAAACAACTTGCCATTCATCTTTTTGTGGGCCTTGTTTTTTGACCATTTTTCTTCATGAATTGGAGTTGTTGTACACTTACCTTCTTTTTTGATCTACCCCCTATTGAACTTCTACTTTTTATATTACCTCTTATGATAGAATTGAGATCATGCGCTTTAGATATTCTAAAGCTACTCACTGGTACTTTACTCATGATTTTACTCTTTTCGAGATTCTCTCCACCAGTAAATAGGTTGAGGGCCGCGCGGCCTGGATTTGAATATTTCCCACGGCTCGTTGTACTCGTCAGCTTTTTTCATCAGAGCGTTGGCGCAGGTAAGAATTGATTCTCTAGCATACCTTGGTACTTCATCTAAATCATACACTTTATCAACTAATTGAAGAGTGCTGATTTTTCTTCCATCTTTTGGTATAGCATCCAATATACGCTGTTCCATCGGACTGTATCTATTGTTCATATCTCCCTCGTTATGAAAAGGGCGCTCCTAAGAGCGCCCAATTTATTTTACGCTACGTCACTCTTGGGAGGTTCGTGAGCTTCGATAGTCTCGACAGGACTGGAAGTTAGCTTGATAATCTTGTCGTTACCTTGGTCTTGGACCAGAACCTTCCAAGGCTGGTTTTCTCTGGAGAAGAGGAAATTAAGGTGAAGTGCAAAGAGCACAACTTCCTTCATATCGAACTTGTTTTCCTCGTTCTCATTAACCTTTGCAAGGATTTCGGAAGCCAGAATTGGGCCATTTGCCTCGAAGATCGGAACCGTGACTTTGGTCCGTCGGCTGTTGGCATTAAGGCCAATTTCTGCCAGAAGTTGAGCAGTCCTCTCGGATACGCCAAGCTTCTCAGTAAGTGTGGCAATCTTATTGACTTCAACTTTGGGCTTCCTTGTACCGCCCTCAGTAGTGGCAGCTTTGCGCCCAATCTTGGGAAGAACGTAAGTTCCAGCAGCAATGGCTGCAAGTTTTTCCTCCGCATCTGCCTTGATTTTGGCGATCTTTTCCTCATCCGTCATACGCGGAACTCGTGGCTTTTTCTCGACTGGCACATCTGCCAGTTTGGTATCTTCGACGGTTTTGAGAACTTCTACTTCAGACGGTGGGCCTTCCCGCTTAATTGGCTTGCCCGCTTCTCCGCCAGTATACTCTGTCACAAACAGGAGAGACTTCTCTCCAGAAGTGTCGTCAATGCTGATATCGCCCAGCATTGCATTTCCGATGACCTTAGAAAGATTCTTGGCATCTGCCTTGGCACCTTTCTCCGTATAATGCTCATGCGCTACAGTTTTATCACCTACTGTGTAGCGCACCTGATAAACTTTCGCCATACTTTTTCTCCTCACATGTCTGAGATTTCGTCTCTCAGCTACGTCCTACAGATAGCACAATTCCGAGCTATTTGCAAGAAAAAAGTAAACATTTACTTTTACATTTTTGATCAGTTTAATCCTCAATCATTTGTCGAATATCGTCTAAAGCAAATGATGCAAGATTCTTTTTAGCTTTCAAATTATCTGCAATGGCTTTATCCACAGTTTTATCTGCCATAATATCAAAGATAGTGAGCGCACCAAACATACCCATTCTATGCACTCTATCCTCACTTTGTAATCTATGAATTAAATTATATGAGTTATTATAATAAATCATATTTACGCAACCACCTTCTTGTAGATTTCCACCAATGCCTCTAGCTTGATTCATAATCAGCAATTTCTTTTTGCCTTGTTTGAATAAATCAGTTTGATCATGATAAAGAATTTCTTTTCCATAATCTTGTCTAAATACATATGTTATTGATTTAATATCAGGAATGAAGCGCGCCCATATAATGATTTGTCCCTCAATTTGATGTACCATATCTAAAGCTATTTTTGCGCGCTCGTATGAAAATATCTCATAAACACGCTTGCTGCCCTCTTCATCATTCTCATCTGGCAAGAAACCAGAGCAGATTTGTTGAAGTCTAATTAGCGCAGCAAGGCCATTTTTAGCCTCAACTATATTACCTGACTTTAGTTCTGTCATGAACGCATTTTTAATATTTTCATAATGCCAGCGTGTCTCATTTCCTAGCTGATAGTATCTAGTCGCAAAAATCTTATCTGGTAAATCAAGACATTCTTTCTTGGTTTTTCTATAACAATGAGGTGCAATCATAGAATAAAATTCTTCAACATTCTTACTGCCAACAGTTTCATGTCCAGAATAACCACCTTCTTCAATGAAGCGCGACTTAAATGCTGTGATATAGTTGATACCAATAATTCTTGAATCGAGAAACATGAACTGACACCAAATATTCAACAAGCTAGTTGCTATTGGAGTTCCAGTTAATATTCTCCTGTATTCTACTAAGTGTCCAAAATCAATAGCTGCTTTAGATCTATTTGAGCTATAATTGCCAATCTGATGCGATTCATCAACTACCATCATAACTTTACCTTTGAATAAATTTATAAATTGTCTAATGGCAAAAGCACCTGCTTCTGTACCCATAGAATCTATATTCAGAGAAAATATATTAAGTGAACCAATTCTCTTTAGTTCTTCTGATAAATAGTATTTACCAGAAGTCCATAGAGTCATATTTAATGGAATATTTGGATCTATATGCTTTGGAATTTCCTCTGCTATCCATTGCTTATGTACGCCTTTTGGCGCTAATATCAAAACAGCATTAATTTTATCTTCCATATATAAAATACAGAAATTAGCTATAGTGAGTGCTGTTTTTCCTAATCCCATTTCCAAGAAATACGCGAATACTTTGCGATAACATGAAATAGTTAAACCTTCCATTTGATGTTCTTTTAACATATATTTTGGATGATAATTATGCTTTAATGGTTCCGCAGGAATACGCAAAACCATATGTTGTATTTCTTCAATTTCTTTGAGATCGTTAGTTACATCTTCCCACTGTATATCAAACTCACTATCCTTTAATACTTTGATATTCCAAGGCGAACCTTCGATTTTAACATATTTAGATTGAGACCAAGTCTTGCGACCACTGACGCGTGACAAGACTTTCAAGAATGCTAATGGAAAAGGACCGTAGATAGTCAGATAGTTATTTTCAGCCACTATCCTCATTCGTGAACCCTTCATTCCGCGGCAGTTTGATATGTGCCAAACAGATCTGTCTTGACTACTTTCTTTTTCAGATCTGATATTCTACCAAGATAGCGTATGCCAGTTATTTGTATCATTCTAAATGAATCAGGAATTGTTCCTTTAATGGCATATAAAACATCACCTTGTCCACCTTCTTCTTCGACTTGTTTACCAACTGTTTCATAATCCCACCTATTAACTGTGCATAATATCTCATCTGTATCGTCGTGAACGAATAAGTTAAGACACCAAGATTGACCTTTGAGAGCATATCCACGCTTTGCTACTGAGTGTAGATCGTTCAAATCTCGTGGCTGTATTCGTTTAACTAGCCCTAAGATCATAAACGTTCCACTCATCCCAGTATTAAGGTCACAAATTAAAGTTTGATCAGATATAATGTTGATTGCCTCTAAATCAGGATGTAATTTATCAATTGCATCTTGTATAGGAGTTAATGAGTCTATCTTCGTGATTGCTGCATCAAGTTTAGCTCTCAATGCAGGAGTTAACGGTGCGCCACCAGGCAGACGTGATTCAATTATCTTCTTGACTAATACAGGTCCAACGCCATGAATATTAGTAAGAGGACCAACAAGTATTTTTCTTCCATCGTCATCTTTGATTCCCCATTTGTCTATAGAATGCTCAGGATCAATTGGGATATATCTGACACCTTCTTGTTTTAGTTCGCGCAACAATCTCAATTGCTTAATTGGATCATATTCGTTGTCCAATGTAGCTGCTGCAAATTCTACTGGATAATGAGCTTTTAACCAGCAACACCAATAAGTAATCATACCATATGAGACTGCATGAGACAAATTAAAACCCCAGGCTCCAAATTCTATAAGCTCTCCCCAAATAATATCAACAGTCTCTTTTGGAATACCTTTCTTGACTGCTCCTTCTTTAAATGGTTCGCCTAACTTATCCATTTCTACTGCACCAAGAGACTTTGACATAGCCTTTCTAATGCGCGTCACTTCGCGAAATCCCATTTGTCCTATGTCTCTACAAATGGACATAACTTGTTCTTGATAAACAACTTCGCCATATGTTGATTTAAGATATGGCTCTAAAAACGGATGACGATATTGTGCCAGTTCTTTGCCCATTCTTCTACGTGTCCAACGAACTGCTCCGCCAGACGCAACTGGACCTGGGCGCGACAATGCTGTGATTGCTACAAGATCATCAAGTCTATCAGTGTGAATCATATTAAAGAGGATCTGTAATGATTTACCGATTGCTTGAAATATTCCTGAGAATTGTTTCTTATTTAATACATCAAAAGCAGACTGATCGTCTAAAGGCAAAGCCTCAAGGAACCCGTTTCGTGGCTCTTGCCCTATTAATTCTAGTGTTCGTTCAAATATTGATAGTTGCGACACCCCAAGTATATCTATTTTTAGCAGGTTTAGTTTTTCTGCCATATATTTATCTGCCATTATTGCTCCTGTACGGCCATCAATAGCAACATAATCTAAAGTCTCTCCGTTCATAATAGCTATACCAGCTGCATGTTGTCCTGCATTTGTTGGATGATCTTCTGCTTCAAACACAGCTGATATTTCTGGATATTCTTTAACTAAACGTTTACCAATATCTGTGGCATAGAAAGTCTCTTCAAATGTCTGTTGTGCGCGGCTATCTGCTGATGATCGCTCTATCAACGTGTCTGCTACTTGAGAGCACATCCATTTTGGAATACCCAATGCTGCGCCAGCTGTATTTAGAATGGATTTTGGTCTATAACTCATCACTGACCCTAGTCGTGCAGCGTGATGCTGTCCATATCTATCCTTAAGATAATCGAAAACAAGATGACGTTTTGCATCAGAAAAATCAAGATCAATATCTGGCAAATCTGCTCTAGTTACGTCAATAAAACGCTCGAATAATAATCCAAATTTAAGTGGATCAATTGTTGTAATACCTGTCAAATAACAAACTAATGATCCTGCTGCGCTTCCACGTGCTGGTCCTACAATCATATGCTTTTTCGCAAAGGCCACAAGATCAGCCACAATGTAGAAATAGTCTTGGAAGTTCTTCTCGTGAATTAGATCCAATTCTACTTTGAGTCTATTTGCATAAGCTTCATTATTCAAATTTATATTTAATTTAGCTGCTCCACTAACACACATATCAAGTAATGAAAATTCTTCTCTGATTCTAAAAATATCTGCTTTCAGCAATTTGGCATGACATTGATTTAATACTTCATATCTGTTTTGTATAGCTTGTTGCGCATCTTCATCAGTAACACAATATGGAAGTGCCTCTCTCCATTCTTGATCTGTTAAGATGTATTGTGGATATGCTGCTGTCTCTGCATTCATATTCAAAATTACATGATAAGGCAATCTATCCTTTTCTCTTGGATAAACATTATCTGATGATGCGATAAATTTATAGCCAATATTCTTCGCTTCTCGGAAAAGACCAATTGGTGTAGAAGGTGATAGCGCAATATATGCATCATTTTCTGGCAGCATTTCACCTAATAGAACTTTATTATCAGCGATTTTGATAACGTCTTTGGCATTATATACTTCTTCATATGTCATTAATGGATAACTAGGTTTAGATGTTGTATGATAAATTATGTCGTGAATTGATCTCAAGCTGTTAATGGCAAAAAATGTAAAATAAGATACTGACGGTTTCTTCTGGCCTAATTGCGCAGTCACGCCTATTTCAGCTCCAAACACAGGTTTAATCTGTGCTTTTTCACACATAGTATCCCAATCAACAAAACCGAATGTACTGAGACGATCTGAGATTGGCGCAGCAGGCCATCCTAACTCTTGAACACGCGAGAATACATCTGGCAATTTACCGTAGGCATATCTAAAGCTATATGCTGATCTGATACGCATCTCTTTTCCCTCTCAATACAAAAAGGTTCATAGTATCTATTTGTCCAACATTTTGTTTATTGATATGTTCCCTTGATTCAATATGATATAGTTCTGTAAAATCAAAAATATTCCAATTAGATAAATGAGTCTCATATATATTGCCTTCAACTTCACCCTGTGGATAATTTTCTGGAGTAACTATTACGATGAATTCACATTTATCCCGCAAGAACTCCAAAAGTTTAAGTCCATTTTCTTTACTTATATGTTCTAATGAATCTCCAAAAAATATTATATCATAATTTACATCATTTTCCTCAATAATCGTCATAATATCTTTATTCCTGATTTCATCATATATCCATTTAAGATCATATAATCCAATATATTTTTGATATATTTCGTATCCAACTATCTTACATGAATATTGATGAATTCTGGCGCTCTTGGAAACTATCTTTCCAATTTTGCCCGCACCTGCTCCAACATCTAAGACAGATGTTGGACGAAAACTATTCGCAATTTCATATATTTTCTCATCAAATGTACTAAATGAATATGGCATTAGCGTTTCCCTTCTAACCACCAAGTAGCAAATCCCATTTTACATGTTGGACATAGGTCGATCCATTTTTCACATCCATCACCAGTTGGATCTTCCGGATGCCCAGGCGGGATTAATTCGGTGATTTTAAATTCCATTTTATCAATTTTGATTTCGCGACTCCAGCTTTCTAATGCTGGATGTGTCCAATACTCATGCACTGCTCCATCAGTAGCACCATAATCTACCCAATGTTCACTGACGGTTGCTTGCCCAATAGCAGCGCAACGCTCACAACGAATAAAACCAACTACTTTGCCTGTCATAACAAACCACGCTTGAATAACTCAATAGCACATTTACATGTGGTTGTGCAATCTACTCCAGCATCGTGCGCTCCCTCAAAAGGAGTACCAAATAATTCTAAATGCAAATTAGTTAAACTCAATCTATATCCTTTAAGATGAATTGTATTTTGTATCAGGTCTAAAGTTTTTGGCCACCTAGATATTGGATAATTATATCTGCGACACTCTAGTTCTATCATATCCATATCGAAGCGAATATTCTGACCAATTAATAATGATGCGCTGCGTAATCTTGGAATAATATTAGGTAGTGCTCGTTCAATTGGGCCTGCATTTTTTAATTGCTCATTTGTAATTCCAGTTATATTTGTGATAGTATTAGAAATTGATTTTTGCGGTTTGAATTCTTCATAATAACGATCATAAATTTCTTCTGTCATTAGGTTGACAGATTGGATAGCCAGAGAAATAATCTCTGGCTGTGTATCCAATTTACGAGCTGGATTATCTATTAATCCAGTAGTTTCAGTATCAAAGATTGTAGCTATCATGGCTTTCCTTGTGGCCAAAACTTGTCATATAGTTCTGCTTGATTTTCATGCGGTTTTTTAACTGCTGGTTTAAATTCTCTTGTTTGTCTTAATATCCAAGTATATAGAGCATCTCCATTTTTTCTAGCTTGATTTTTCATTCCATTAAGAATAACTACTGGAAATTCTGTATCAGCATCTAAATGATAACACAGTTCTTTGAGTGACATATCCTCAACAGCTACTACCAATGCTGCTCTTCTGATGTCAGCAGCATGTTGCTCAACTTTTGTCCTTGCCATAGTCAATCTCCCCTTCTGGAGTGTATCTTGGTATGCGACCAAAAACCATAGCTGCTTGGCGATAGTGTGTCCATATTCCGGGAGGCCATATATTTTGATCTTCCCAACCTCCTAATAATTTAGATACTTTAGACCATACACCATAATGTTTAAGCCAATTTAAATCGTAATTTGGATTATCATGATGTTCTCTTAATGTATGTCTTTCAACTATATGACGTATTGGAACATTGCATCTTCTTGCGATATAATATCCATCCATAAGGCATGTAAAGCTAATAATTGAATCTTCCATTGCTCCTAATGCATGGAAACGATTTTCCATTAACTTAGGTCTGTTGCGCACAATTATACCGCGGTTAGTATTCAAATGACCGTTATTAACTATAGTAATTTGATCGCCAGTTATCTCACCTAATCCTCCAAAATTAGCAGCTAATAGAATTGCTCCACAATCTGGATTTTGGATCATATATAAACAGCATTCATTAATGACCTTAGATGCGTCAATATCAAATTTAAAATCATCATCACCAACATAAATTACATCAGCATTTTGCGCCATCTCTAAACTATCTTGGCGTATAGAAAAATAATCAATACAATAATTTGCATGATAAATTTTCCATTTTACATTCCATCCTGCTAGTCCAATAGCTGAATCTATTGGAGGATTTACCAAAATATTTTTTGTAAAACTATCAACCGTATATGGCGGAGTTGCTATTGAATATTTGAAGTTCTTGCTCAAAGCAACCATATTCTTTAGGTTGTTTGACATGAAACAGAAAGCTAACCTCATTACTCAGGCCTTTCCTTTTGTATTCTATCGAACGCTGCCAACATTAGTGAATAATTTGAAATATCTATCAAACTATCTTCGTGTCCACCTCGTGCAATATTTATCACATATCTACAAAGTTTATCAACAATATACGATATAAATTTGTAGCGCATTATCCAAACATGTCCTGGCGGTATTCCTGATGGAAATAATATGAACATTATTTGAGCATATAAATTATCAGTTTGATGATAACTAAATTGCTCATTTCTCTCCTTCATTATTTTGATGGCTACCTCCGCCATCTGTACTGCTAATATCTGTTCGTTTGATTGCTCCATGTTCTCCTCCATTTATGTTGCGCACTTGTAATGTAGCTATTCCCATTTTAAAGAATTCAATAGCTGCATCTTCATTATCATCAATAAGAAAATGAATATCCTTATAATCTCCATTGAATCGTTCTTCTATTAACATCAATTTTAATACAGCGTTTTTCATGAAGTTATCGTCAGGGCGCATCAGTAGTTCATGTATATCAATCTTATATTTTAAAAACCAATTAGTAGTGAGTTGTCTAAATTTTTCATTTCTTCCTGTAACGCCAATAATAGTATATCCAGCATTGGATAGACTATTGATTAAACTAACCATTCTTTTAAACGGTTTATCATGTTTAGATTGTTCATGATATTCGTCCCATGAATTAACTCCAATCATGGAGTCTCTCCAGAAGGCATTAGCTACAGTGTGATCTATATCAGTAAGTATTATCATACTGGATTCTTTGCGTCACCGACCCATTCTGAATATTTGCGCCACGGTCCTATGTCTTTCAATCTACTAAATCTAGATGAGCATGATATTAGTTGCATCTTCTCTCTACATGAGTAGATTTCCCAGTAACCTCTAACTAGTCTGATGTGTGGCCTCATTTCTACGATCCAATTCTTTTATGATTGCGTCGATAACAAGCCAAATCATTTCAGTTTCTGATCTTCCATCAATAGTTATCCAACCTCCATATTTTTTCTCTTGTTGATATTTTGTGCATACGCGAAGGACTATTTGCTCAAATGTTTCCATTAATTTATTCCTCCATATTATTCATAGTTGGTGGCGCTTCTTCCATACATTTGTCCCAACATTCACTATGATATACCCAACAGGCAATCAATTCTATTCCTGGTTGCGGATAGAAAGCTGAGGTGCGTTTGCCCCAATGAGTTTCTATCAACTTGTCGCAATAGTTGCATGGGATTAGAATAATATCTGTGCCTTCATTTTCCATTAGTCTAATCCTCGTATTTTGAGTAATTCAACAGCAATCGCAAGTTCTGGAGATATATTTAAGTTCTCAGGTTTATTTTCATGCTTTATTAATGATATACCTGCTTTATCTGCTGCTTGAGCAATTTTTTCAGCTAGTGGCTGAGCTTGTATAATTTGTTCTCCACGAGATAGCTTTCCCATATCTTCCTCCTTAACCATTGCTCTTGGCGAAGATGTATCTCCAATTTCGTGGGCACTATGCACCGTCCATCCACATTTTTCGTAGAACGGTACTTGCCAATAATGTACCACAATTCTTCGCATTAGTCTAATCCACTCTTGATTAGATCAATTTTCTTATACATGGCTAATTTATCTTCTTGCTTTATATCTTCATTATCATAAAGCATATCAAGCAAATCTTTATACGCTTTCATCTCATCACTCTTATAGAAAATATAAAACCAAGGATACACTTTCTCAATTTCTATAACCATAGCATCAACTACATGACGATGTTCGTTCTGAACTCTTGCACTGGTGCGCTTCCTAGCAAAGCTAATGAAGTTACGCATGTTCATTGATACGCATATATTTGTTAAAATATTGGTTGGCAATAGTCCACGCGCATCTTCTGCCAGCGCTCCTGCTTTAATCAATTCTTTGTAACTAATGTCTATAGCTTTCATAGTCTGGTCATAAATATGCCTTCTTTCTTCATCATTAATAATTGACGGACCTGTCTCATATCGCCAATTAACCATTTCGACAACTCTCATTGTCTGTTGCGCATATGAGGCTTGTCTGGTGCGCACCAATTGATGCGTAAATGCTCTAGTCACATCTTGTATAAAAAATGAAAAATGCACAAATTCCCAAGAGCCAGGATTAGTTCCTGCCATTACTCTCAGATTAAATAGAACCTCTTCATCTGGCATCTCTGCGATGTTGCGCATCAATGCAGTGTTCATTTCTAAACGAGTTGACTTTGTGAATAATAGAACATTGGCAGCATGACGCCCAGGATTTGGAGAGCCACAACCTGTATGATCAATAAGCGTTACTTGCATCATTGTCCTCCCAACATCCAGCCTTCGATTTTTTTTACATCATCTATAAGATCATCAAGCAGCAATTTTGGACGCCATGTTGCATATCTACCCAACGAGTAGATATTGTGATTAACAGTAGCCCAACGCTGGAATTTCTTCCTTTCAGAATCACTTATTCCTATAATTTTGAAATAATGTTGTTTTTTGAAATCTATACCTAAAACATCATGAGCACTGATTCCTAAATTATCAAAAATATCATTTATTGCAAAAGGATCATTATAGATTGGAAATTCTATCATCAATTGATTTCCTGTAATAGTGGCGCGACTATATGATTGTGGACCTGGAAAAAGAACAGATACATAAGCATCACAATCTTTAATTTCTGCTGTTGCTACTACACCAGGTTTGCTTATGAAATTTATTTCGTGTGGATAATCTAAAATATCCATTAGTGCAGGCATTGGAATTGTAGAGATAGTTGGTACTTTACTCTCAAAGAAAGTATTATCAAATGCTATTTTAACATTTTCTGACATTTGTTGGACAAGATTAGTTGGTGCAATGTATCGCTCAGCTATAAAAGTTCCAGCAATAATTGATCTATCTGATAGATAAATGCCAGTTACTTTCTTTGAATATGACAAACTATCTGCTACAACATTTTTATGTGGCACATATGTTTTCAACATATTAACTTTTTTAAAATTGATGCCTAGAACATTACCTATCTCAGGAGTTCTGAAGCGCAGCACAGCATGATGATTATTGGGAAGTTCCCTTTGCTTCTCAATAATGCAGACTTCATGTCTACGCAACATATTGGCTGCCAATAGACCTGATAATCCTGCGCCGATGATATTGATCTGCATGTTAGTCCTCTTTTTTGGGAACTTTTATGTCAGCTTTCTTAAAATATCTAAACCCCATTTTATCAAATGGGGGCATCGTGTTTTCACGTATTTTTTCAT